ATTACGTTAAAAATCCTATTATCCATGTTATGTTTTACATCAAAGATACTAATTAAATCATTAGACTGCAAGTATTTTTTAGTAGTTTCTATATTAAAAAGAAAAACCCCACATTACTGCGAGGCTTTTCTAAACAGAATGGATTTTTTTTCTGTTTTTCCGATAGAATTTTTTTTTATTTGCTGTAACCATTCTTAGTGGGGGTAGATGGATATGAACCACCATTTTTCTCAAGACGAGAACGTACTACTATTATACTATACCCCCAATTTGTTGACCTAATAACTTGAACCAATTCAGAGATTATTAGGAACCTTTTGAAGCGAAGGAAGGATTCGAACCCCCGACCTCTAGGTTATGAGCCTAGCAAGCTACCTCTGCTCTACTTCGCAATGTGCACGGAAAGCTGGACTTGAACCAACATCAAGGCCCCCATGGGCCACGTTCTAACTTAAACTATTTCCGTAAATAAAATATTTCGCATATGATAACCATATCAAGGTTACTAGGTTTTGTTTATGGAGACTCGCTAAAGTCTTACCATCTCTATCTATCAGACCATAAACTGATTCTAGATTGATGCCACATACGAAATTAGTACAAGTAAATGGATTTGAACCATTAGTCCCCAGCTTAACGCTGGTGCTTTACATTTAAGCTATACTCGTATTTACAGGTGGGATGATTGCTCATTATTTTTGGCTTTACCTGTGTAAGCCAGCCCATTGTAGCGGAGGAGGAGTTCTCACCCTCACCACCCCTTATTTTAAATTAGAAACTATAATTTAATGTTTATATTCTACCTTTAACCCAACCTTCGTTAACGAAGGTTTCAAGATTTTCTTTTTTAATCTTTTTGTTACTACCATCCTTGGTTATCCAACATGTACCGTATTGGCTATTTGTTTCACCAGTTCCAGTACCTTTAGATGATTCAGACATTTTTTGTTTGGTTTCCTCAGAATGTTTTTTACCACTCCAATCCAAATTTTTAATTATTTTTTCACTATAACTATTTTTAGTCCAAGCTTTTTTAGTAACATAACTCATAAAAATAGTTTTCCAATCGTCCCCTCCACCAAATTTTAGTTTCAACACTTTGTCCGAAGCTATTCTACCATTTTTAACACCTTCAGCTAAAAATTTAACTTTATGTTCATCTGAACTAAAACCACCATAACCACCTCCTTTAAGGTTAATACAGTTTTCCTCTGATATTAACTCTTTAGTAAGAATTTCAATCTCTCTAAGAACTAAATCGTCTCTGGTTGGTAAAAATTCTAGTATTTCTTTATTATGATTAATTAAACCATATTTTCTAATACTTCGCCTTATTCTTAAACCAGACCCCATATAACCATCATCTAGGTTATTCGTACTATGCATCCCTATATACCATCTTCCAGTTATATTACATGTTGTCTTATAAATGTAATGTATTGTTTTTTCTTTTCTCGCCATTTAACTTTTTCTTTACAAATAAATATAAAGAAAAAGTTAAAAGTACAAAAAAGTGACTGGTAGCGCCTGTAGGAATCGAACCTACTATCTCTAGGTTATGAGCCTAGCGAGTTACCATTTCTCTGAAGCGCAATATGTGACGGTGAGAGGGTATGAGCCTCTATATACCCCAAGATAGGATATGACTTACTTAATCGACACCATCATAAAAAAACCCAAGATGACTGTTCGAGTTTATTGTTAAGTCCTCGTAGACTTAGCCATAATTTATTACACGATTACCACCGTGGGTGTTTACTTTATACGGAACCAAACCGTAGTAATTTTTTTTATTTTAACATGTTAAGTATTCGTCTAACGTATAGCCTAACATTCTTAAGAGATTCACAACTCTTGTCTGTATAGTTTTTTTGTTCGTTTGCTGAACTCACCTTTTTGGTTTAAGTAATACAAAGATACTAAGTATTTTTGGATTTGTCAAGTAAATTTCAAATTATTTTTCAATTATTTTTATCTTACTAACATCTAAGCTAAAATTAGCCGTTAATGGTTCAATAATCACAAATATATCTTGCACCTTATTAAGCATATGCACTACGTTTATTACTTCGTAATACTGCTTGTTATGGAACAAATACTCATTACTTCTTGGTAGAATAGAAATATTTACATTTCTTTCTATGACTTCCCATTTACTATTAATTAACGTTATCGTATACTTGGTCTTAAACATAACCTAATAATAGGTATTATTTTTATAAAATCAAGTATTTATTACTATAACATTAATTTAAAATTCAAAGAACATGGAAACAACCAACGGATGCGGATGTGGTAAACCAGCAACAACTACTGTCACTAGACCTATCACACCACCAACACCAAGACCAAGTAAATAATCATAATTGAACACCCAATAAAGCGTTTTTTATTTGGGTGCCTATTTCCTATCCGATAGGTTAATCGTTGGATAAGAATCAATTACGACAAGGTACAAAAAAGTCATTTATCTCCAGATAAGTTTTCTGTTTATTTTACTTATGGTTTCTTGAGTAACGTTAAATAATTTACCTATCTTTCCTTGCGATAACTCATTCATTGCTAATAACTTTTTTATTTCGATAACATCGTTATTAGTTAATTTTGAGTTATTTACCATTTCACCTTTTATCTCAGTAAATCTACCTTTAACCCAACCTTCATTTAGGTGTGAACCTAAATCATCTTTCTTTATTTTTTTATTTAGTCCATCTTTGGTTATCCAACAAGTTCCAAATTGTGAATTATCTTCACAAGTTCCAGTACCTTTTTTAACCTCACATAATAACTTTATAGTTTTTTCAGAATGCTTCTTACCTAACCAACTATAGTCAATAGGTTTAATCTTACCTTCAGCCATTCCTTTTTTAGTGTTTTCACTACTTTTAATTGATTTAGCCTCTCTAAAGGCTTTATCAGTAGCTAATTTTTCTTTAAAGGCTTTGTTACCAGCTTTTGAACATTTCATCATGTGTTCATCAGACCAAAAACCACCACCACCGTAACCACCTTCTTTAAGGTTCATACGGTTTCTATTACTTACCATTTCTGGTGTAATTGCCTTTATTTCAGCCTCAACCAATAACTCTCTATTATCAAAGAACTCAAGTATCTCTTTAACATGGTTATTTTTACCATGATACCTAAGGCTATGCCTTAACCGTTTTCCACTTCCCATATAACCATCTTCTAGGTTATTAGTAGAGTGCATTCCTATATACCACCTACCCGTAATTATACAAGTTGTTTTATATAAGTAATGAATGTTTGCTTTTTGTTTTATCATACATATAAATATACGATAAAAAATAAAAAAGTCAAATGTGGAGCAAAAGGGAATCGAACCCTTGTCTTGAGTATTCTTCAAAAACATTCTACATGTTTAGACTAGAGTTTTCAAACTCTTCAAAATATGTCGATTTTTAATGATTTTAGACCAAAATCAAATGGACTACCATTATGTTATGGAACATACCATAATGAAGTGGAATACCACTATTTGCGTGTATTAGGCTACAGCAAGCTCTCCTGCGAAGCTGCAAGCAGCCACGTCAAAGAAATTTTCGGAAACGATGAAATCGTTGTCAATTCAATTGTTCAATAGAGTTATTAAAGTGCTTCCAATTTAGCACTACATGCCTGTCAATTACGACTATACCCAATCAATACCTGTATTGCCCCATAAATTAAAGAACTACTAATAAATAGCGCAATCATTTAAAAACGCCTTTATTATTTATCTGGTACAAAGGTACAACATTATTTCTAACTTTGCAAGTCTTTTTCAATTTATTTTTATCTTTTTGTAAAATACTTCTTCAACCAACCCATCTTGATAATGTCTTACTAACCGATAAACATATATACCACCAGCTAAAACCTCAAGTTCATCATTACCAACATATTGACCTAACATGTTGTATATCAACGTATCTACGTATAATAATGTACGTTCTTTTTTAATGGAATCTAGTCCATCCACTAGACAGCCTAAGGTATCTACTTGGACCTCAAAAATAAAATAGTTGCTATAGTTAAATGGGCAACTTAATGAGCTTAATTTAAAGGCTATTTCTATGTCGGTATTCTGATTTATATCTTGATAAGTTAAGATACCATCATCAATGGTCAAATTAAGCTCATTAGGGCCATAGTACTCGATTAAAGCTGAATCTGGGATACCAAGTATCAATATCAAGATACTATCGTTTAAACAGCTTGAAAATGCATTGGTTTGTAGGTATATATCTGGTATTGAATCCTCATCACATGGATATGGTATAATGGCGATATCTCGATAACTATTAGATAATAAGATACCGTTTCTATATTCTTCAACTAAGAAGGTTATGATATTCACATGATTATTACCAATAAAGCTGAAGCCAGTACCAAAAAAATCATAAGCATCATATTGAACTGGGTTATTTATGTTTAATCCGTTTATAAATGGTATGGTATCTAGATATAGGTTTTTATAGGTATTGCTTTGGGTTATTACTAAGCTATCAGTATCTGAGGTAATAAATTGATAATTAGTTGTTGTTGATGGGCAAGTGTAAAGAATTGGTATATCGACAAATACTGGACTATCGTTTAGGTTACCCTTGGTATTATCTAACAGTATTTGAGTAATAAAAGGGGTGCTAGCTGGAAGGTAATCTAGATTAGTAAAATCGTATCTACCACTCTGTCTGTACTTTAATAACCATCTTCCACGAGGGAAGGTAAATTCTTTTTTAAAGGTATATTCTAGTATTGATATTACATCTTGACTTGGATTTAAGCAACCATCACAATTATTAGAAACATCTCTAACAATAGGTGAATCAATAACACCTTGAAACAACTGAATTAATGTATCATTAATTAATAATGAGTCGTAATCATAAACATTAAACCCGATTGAAGGCAACTGACTACCGCACTCAAGATAAACTCTAATAGTTATTTCGTATGTTGTATCGTTTACGTGTTTATAGGTAATATCGGCAGTTATTAGATGGTCGGCTTTTGATTCAATAGGTATGGCTAACCCTATCATGAATAGTGTTATTGTAAACACCAAATGTTTGACTATATCTATAAACATAATGCCAGACTATATAAATAAATATACGTCTGGCATTAAATAATTTAATAATATGTTTTATTTAATATTATCTAACTTATTGATAACATCCTTAGAATACCATTCAGACTCAAACTTAGTCGGGTCCGTTAAGTATTTAGTTAACATATAGATTAACTTATCAGGTGTCTCAATTGCAATACGTTGACAACCAACATTAACAAGGAAGCCAGAACTAATCGGTTCTATTTCAATCTTACGTAGGCTCTTATTATTTGAAACGGTATTACCAGCATAAATAGGTTCTTCGCCAGATATTTCTCCTCTATCTGAAGAGCCTATATATGGTGATTGTGTTCTACGTACTGGTATATTTCCCATAGGACTGGATGCTGCTATACCTCTATTTTGAGGATAATTTTGTTCTTCCATTTATTTTGTCTTTTGTTTTTTCTTTGTTATTATATTGTCAATAATACCATATGTTTTTGCTTCTTCGGCATTCAACCATAAGTCACGTGTTGCATCTAGCTTAACTTGTTCAGGTTCTTTATTGGTGTATTCACCAAGCATACCAAATAATATGTCATTATACTTCTCACTTTCAGCCATTGAGAGTCTTATATCTTGAATATTACCAGAGGCACCAGAAGATACTTGATGCAACATAACCTTACTATATTTAAGGCTATATCGTTTACCCTTGGTACCAGCACCTAATAAGATACTACCCATACTAGCAGCCATACCTGTATTAATGGTAACGATATCTGAGGCCACATAATCCATAACATCCACGATTGATAGACCAGATTTCACCGAACCACCTGGAGAATCAATATGAATTGTAATATCTTTAACCTCAATATTGTCCAAGAACATCAGTTGTGCTTGAACAACCGTGCTCATTCTATCATTTACTGGTCCAGCCAACCAAATAATACGGTCCATCATCATTCTATCGAATACAGACATTAGAGTTGCTCTAACTTCTCTTTCTTCCAACACCATTGGAGTTATCGAATTAAAAACTTGGGGTTTATTGTAAAGCTCATTTTGCAATTGTTCCCAATAATGCATTTGTAAACTATCAATACCCATGTGTTTTATGGCGTAATCCTTAAATTCTTCGTAAAAGTTAAGATTCATATTAATTATTTTCCTCTATGTTAATGTTTTGCTTTGTATCATACCTATCAAAGGTATATCTTTTTAACGTTCCCAATTTATCATCAGCTTCTGATAACATACTTAATGCTTCATCAGCATTTTTGTAAAAGTCGCCAGTTGAATGGTCACCAATACCAACTGGATGGTGTGATAGTAAATGTAATGTTAATAAAGCTTTGCTTCGTTGAGCTTCTAACTGTGTCCTCAACATTTCGATTAATAAATCTTTCATCTTATATTAGTTTTCAAATTTTGTTATAAACACTGGTGTATAATCACCCATCCAAGCACCTACGATATTAAAGTAGTAGAATTCCCAAGCCTCCTCGTCAGTCATACCGTCACGATTAACCATAATTTCAATCATCTTTTCAACGTCATAAGCAACGATAGGCCCTAGGTTTATTCGCTCAGCCATACCGATGATTGCATCATCGAATCCATCACACACTAATGCATCTGGATTAATTTCAGCTATTTGTTCACCTAACATAACTTAAATTATATGTTCAGCTTCAACAGTATCTGATTCTTCTTGTTGGTAAAGAGACTCAACTGATAACCTTAGGGTAGTTACCGCATCAATTCCAAAACGCTGAACAACACCAGAGTGTTCAATAACATCTGGCTTAACGATGCTTAATTTCTCTTTCTCTAGGTCGTAATTAATATACGCCAATACTTGGTGAGCTACGATTTCTTTCTGCTCGTCAGTTAATTGGTCGAATATTGTTTCATTTAATGTTATGATAACGTCATCACCAGTCCTATGTTTATGTATAGGGTTAGCCAATACTGGATGGTATAGTTTTTTAGCGGTGTTATCCACAAGGATAATAACCGTTATACCGTTTTGTCTTAATAAGGTTGTGTCAATTACACGATTGAAGATTAATTGAGTGTCTTCAAAGGGTTCTAAGAATGTTCTTCTAGCCATTTAGTTTTTTTTATGGTTTTTATTATTTTATACCACAAAGATACTATTTAATACATTAGGCCGCAAGTATTTTTAGTAATTTATTCTAGATTTTTTAGTTGTTCAATCAATGAGCGTTCTTCCTTGCTAATTTCTTTAGGAACTTCTAAGTCTAGGGTAATGATTAAGTCACCACGCTTTGAGCTACGCAATGGTACCATACCCTTACCACTTACCTTAAAATTGGCACCAACGTCACTATACTCTGGTATGTTAACCCTAATCTTACTACCATCAATCGTGGTAATATCTACCTTATCACCCAATACCAATTGTGGATACTTTAGTTTAACAT